TGTGGCTGTGTATGACTTACCAGAGCCGGGTTCCTGTTGCACGTTGTCAACGAAAACCTCTAACTCCTCACTGCTATTCACAGCACGGTTAAGTGTAAACGCGGTCGCCGAACCTGTGCCATTAAAGGATTGGCTCGTTGCCTTTGATAAATGTCTATTGGGTTGTGCGCCGATGTATGCCATTAGCCAGCTATTTCCATTACATAAAAAGTTGATGAAGCGCGAGAATAATTATTAGAACCTCGCCTATTTATGTACCATGTTTCACCACCCGCTGACACTACACGCCATTGCAACTTATAAACTAATGCGCTGGTAGAGTTAGGGCTATCAATAAACATATGACTTCTCGGAGAATAACGACCGCTTGTGCCATACCAGTGTTGATTGAATGTATTAATGGTGTCTGCGCCAGACCCTTGCCCAATTTCCGTGCTGTCTCTTAAAAGTTTCATAAGTGCGCCAACACTATTACCGCTACTACCCATCATACCAAACGAATACTGAATTAATATTTTGCTACTTGTTGCTCTTGGGGTAATTGTTGCAGTTGCAAACGGAATATCAGCAAAACTTGTTGAGTCCGTGGTCACAACATCAGTTGATGAATTTGACACCACTTGCAAAATAGGGCCAGCAGATAATTGATTTGCACCTATCGTACTTAATGGCATTAGGTAATCTCCAGTACAGACAGGGTAACATCAGCCGCTGACGCTTGGCTTGCTGTTATCCTCAAGATGTCAGAAGCATTCATCACAATCTTCTGGTCACCACCAACAGCAACTAGTGACGAACCAGTGGGAACAATAGCTGACTTCACAATATGCACATTGTCGCCATCGTTATTGATTAGCTGTACGTTTACCGTGATTGAAACCGCCAATATGTTGGCAATGTTTAAGCCGATGATTGTTGTTTCTGTTGCGCTGGGGCAGGTGTAAACATCTGCGTTGGCTGTTCCTACTGCGGTGTCTGTAAATGTTTTAAATGCGTTAGCCATGTCATTATCCCAATGCTATTGCGAATGCCAAAGCATTCGGGTCTTGTTCTGTAAAGTTCTGCGCTACATTACTCGCATTGTTAAATATCATCTTCTCTGCTGGCAACGTGCAGAAAACAGTGCGAGTGCCTGATGTCCAGTTAACAGCGGCATCGGAGTTGCTGGACTGCAATATTGTGGTACGGGCCAAGGTTGTACCAGATGCAGTGTAGGTGCCGATACCTATCTCAAAGTCAGTTCCGTCTGTACAGCAATAGTATGTAGTATTTGAATTACCTATTTGACTGAAAGCTTCAAAACCACCTACTGCACCCGCAAGCGTATAAGTGCCTGTGCCAGTGGTAGTTGTGGTTTCTTTTATACGGTCTTTCAGAACAAGAGCCATTACTTCAATTCAATAGTCAAGTTGTTTGAGTTAATACGGAAAACATCACCTGTAGCAATTGTTTTTGAAGCATCTAACGCACCAATAAACAATATATTTCCACTACTCGCCGCATCTGCAATAAATGCATGTGTGACTGTATTTGTCGTCCCTGTGGACGCGGGAAACTCGAAATTGTTAGTGTTTTTTATTGTCTGTTGATCTGTGCTAGAGCTTGCTAACGTCCAGTTAGCCGCAGTGATTTGCACTCTTGCATAACTGCCAAAGTTAGCTTCAGTTAAAGACCCAGCTTCCGCGTCAGAAACAGCCGTTGCTAGACCAACATATATACTATCCCCTGGTGAAGCAAAGGTTACACCACCAATAGCTGCGTTGTTTTTAAAAAGAAAATTGAGCAGTCGATGCTCAAGATATGTGGTTGCTGCGTTACTCGTTGCCATTTGTTACTCCTAAGTTCTTGGCCTGTCAGGTAAGCCCCTACGATATGCATCTGAGTTTTCTCTAGCTTCCGCCAAATCTTTCAAACGCTGAATCTCCTGCGCGAACCTTTGTTCGTACAGTTGCATCATATCCTGCTCACCTTTCATGTAAGTATACGCTTCCACAAGTGAGCCGTAAAGAAGAGCGTTAGGGGCGTTCTCGCTCAACCACGATGTTGTAGAATCTGTTCCCGCAGTAATACTTGCGGGTCTGTAGTAATAGTGTAGCTCTACAGTGTAATTGCTGTCTGGGGTTGGACCAACTATAAAATTATCTATGTCGTAGATACCGTAATATTTTGGTCTTGCATTAGCACCAGTGTCTATAGAATACTGCTGGACAAAGTTCACATCTTTAAAATCTAAAAATACTTTATTTGATGCCGTTGTTATTTGCAAAGAAAACGGAGCAAGATAGTCGGTTGGGCAACTTAAAAAAGGGTCACCATTTGATAACGCAGAAGTTGCGTTTTTACGAAACAACTCAAGGTCAACAAGTGTAAAAATACGATCCTCTGCGCCACGAATGAACACAGGTAGATTTGCAGTAAAAGAGGTTTCTGTGTTTTCACAGAAATTCTGTATGGCAAGTTCTAGTTCTGTTTTTGTAAATGACATGTTACCTGCTCACTATACTATTGTTATGTCTCCAACCATGCTGCTATGATTAGTGCATTGATACACTAATGAAGTATCGCTTGGCTCATGCGGCACGATAAACTGCGTTAACCCAGTAGTGCTGTTGAAGTTTTCGGTGACCCCTGTTGTAAAAGCAGAACCTCCGTCCGAAGTTCGTATTTGCAAAGGATGACTGCCGACATAAGAGGTATTGTCAATTAAGTAGGTATGACCTTTGTAGAAGAAAAAGTTGGGATTATTGCCAGCGGTAGCACCCGGACCAGAAAAGGTATAAGCAGAACCCGTAGCTGCTGTTGTTGTGTACTTTGTTACTGGGCCAGTGGTCTCATCGTTTAATCGTATCCAGTTGCCCCCATGAGCAAAATACAAACCACCTGTAGCGTGAACATGAGCCACAGCCCCATGATAGGTTGATGCGCTTGGTAAATCAGCTAAAGCAGCGTAATAAAAAACAATTTTGTTTGCGCCAGAACTAACATTAAAAAGACCATTTGTATCGATAATATCAGTTAAAGCTGTGCCGTTACCCAACGCATTGTATATTTCGTTGAAGTTGTCGTTTATCTTATCGGCCCCGGCACGAAGAGTATCACCTGTGCCATCATTTGCGCTTGATCCGATTCCTACTGTTTGTTTAGCCATTTAGCCCTCGTCAAAAGTCTTAGTTGCCGAATCGAGTGTAACATTTGTTGCATCAAAGGTCGATGCTGTTGATGGTGTTGCTGTCCCCGACCCAGAGGTCGCATTGTCACCACCGCCTCGTGCGTTACCGATTGTCGCTGTTTCACCTCCGGTGATGGTGATCGTGTACGAGTTAGCATCGACAACCGTGATTGTATACCCTGTAGCTTTTTCAAGACTAGTTTTTGAAAATCCATCAAACGCCTCCACTTTACGAAAAACAACAGCATCTGATGTGCTGCGACCATGAGAAGGTTCAAACACCGTAATTACCGCAGAACCCGAAGAACCTGATTGAAATGGGTTTTTTATCAAAAGCCTTTGACCAGCCACCTCTGTACTTGTGTCTGGTCTGGGTTCAAAAAGTGCCTGTGGGTCTGAACCAGGGGATATGGGTTCTAACTGTGGATGCTTCGGCTCGTACTCATCTGGACCAACTTTAAGACCGTTCCATTCTGTTATCATGTCAGCAAGACGATAACGAAAACCAGAACGGTCTGATATACCGTAAGCATATTTCCCAGATGCATATCTAGCCATTAGTTTACCCGAAGATAAGAAATACTAGGCTGTAACTTCAACGGTACTCTATCTTCGTCCTCATCCGCTGCACGTTGGAACTCTTCTTCATACACAGATTTTAGAAGCTGCACCCGCTCTGGTGCTCTTTTAATTGACAAGTAATACGCCAATCCTGCAACCATGCAGGGCAAAAACCGAAACGGAGCATCAGTTGTATTAGCTAATGTATCTACGTCTTCAATCCGCTTTACATAGTAATACACAAGCGTATCAGTTGAGTTTTCTGGGGTAGCCCACAAAGTAATCTGCGGGGCACTCTGTCTGTTGTAATAAAACTGACTAGGCTTACCCTGAGTTGTTTTGTTAGGTATACCCAAATACTCACCACGAGACATTCGTGTGAGTTCCTGATCTACTCCGCTACGACGTAAAGACACTTCAAGAATATCTGTGTGATTAGCAGCAAGCGTATATGTTGCTGTGCCTTGTGTCAGAGCTTGTGTTGCCTGTTTTACCGTCCACAGGTTAAGACCACGATTAGCCCAGTCAGCAAACATCAGGTTCATAGAACGACGTGCTGTCTTGGCATCATATCCGGTGCGGACCTCAAGTCCACACCGCTCATATGCTTCTTCGATTATCTCAGCTACGTCGAGGTCGAAGTCTGTTGAACCTGATGTTGCCATTTACTTCCTAGCCGATCCACCGCGTTTCATTCTTAGAGGTTTCTTAGCGGCGCCGCCACGCATCATTCTCATGGGCTTTTTAGCTGCACCACCACGCATCATTCTCATGGGCTTCTTTTTTCCACGCATCATTCCTGGCATCGTATAGTCTCCTTGCCGAACGCTCGGCTATTAGGTTGTCAAAGTCATCATCATCATAGTTGTCATAGTAACCTTTTTTCAGCAACTTTGCACTTGCATCATCAAGTTTTGACAACCGTTGTATAAACACCATAGTTATGTCGTGTTGAAACGACAACAGCCAGATGTTCATCCCTTTTTGCGCAAACCATCTGTTTAGTGCCATGCATGAGACTTCAAGGTCTTCATACTCACAAAACGGTTCTTGCTGTGCTACAATGACAACCTCATGGTCGTCATTAAAATTATCAACCTCTTCGTTTACAACGTCCCAAAAGTCATCTTCTGTTTCGATTACCTTTACTTGATTCTCGAACCAAGCCTTTTTTGCGTATGGACAGGGCCAGATATTATTTAAATCTGGGTCGGGAACACTAAGTTCCTCAACAATCCACTGTTCAAGCTCCTCTTTTA